CGCAGCTTGTTCGGTGTTTAAGCTCATTTCTTCCTCATTTCTGCTAGCTTCTCTATGGTTCGACCCGCAAAATAAGCCCCCATAATTAATTGGCCCCAATTTCCCAGCAAAGTGACGTAGGACTCGTTTGCGTTGTACCCAAAGGCTGACATCATGGCAAACAGAAAAAACCCTAGAAAGATCGCTATGAGGCTCATGGGGCGTATGTTTTTGGACAGCCAAGAGTCAGATGCCATGTCCGCTTCCCAGCGGTCTGTGATGTTGTCAGCGTCGTTTTGCGCGGCCTTGGCCAATAGGTCAAGCTCGGCCAATTCCATCTTGGCTTTTTCAATACCCAGCTCCAGCAGGCGCTCTTCATGGTCAAACTGCAACTGGCGCAGCTTGGCCACGTCTTCCGGCGTAGGGTTGTCGGGTATCTTCACGCCCAAGGTGTTCTCAACCACTTCCTTGCCTTTGGCTTGGATGGCGCTGGAAAGCAGCCCTAGCCCGTTTTGGGCAAGGCTACCGAGTAGTGACGCAAGTATGGGTAACATTATTTTTCCTTTTCAAGTTTCTGTCTGAGCTTTTCAACCTTCTCTACCTGCGCCTTGACCTCGTGTTTGGTTTCCAGAATGTCCACGTACAGCAGTCCAAGCAAGGGCAACAGCAGCCCTACGAGCACCACAGCGGCCACCCAGCCCATCATGTCTTCCCCCAGCGACTGACGAGGAGAAGCCACAGCCACAGGTACAGGAGGAATATAGAAGTTATTACCACTGCCGCCAGTTTTAGTCGTAGGTTTCTTTCTTCCTCCCGCTGTTGCCATTGCGCCTGCCTTTCCTGTGAAACATTTGCAAGTCTGGCTTTCTCCTGTTGCTCTCGTATGACACCGCGCATCTCATAAGTCTGGGTGTACAGGTCAGCAAGACCAGGGGTCTGGTACACCATGATCTCTCGGATCGTCACGTCCAGCTTGGCCATCTCTTGTTGGCACATGATCCGGTTCATCGCGGTTTTCATCTGCTCGGCGTTGGTGACGTTTGGATCATAGACTTTTGCCTTTGCTTCCTCTGCCTTCAAAAATTCGGTTAACTTGTCTTGCAGCGTCCAGAATTTTGTCAGTTCGGCAACGATGTCTGCCATTGCTTGTGACTCGTTGTAGTCAACGAATTTTTCCGTCTTTTTCGCCACAGGCTTGGGGCTGGCTGGCGTGGCAAATAGCCGCTGCCACCACGATCTAACGGCTTGGGCGTCAGACGCAATCTCTGTAGCCGTGTTCTTAATCTTGAGAAAATTAGACTTGCTCTGCTTGTACAGGTCGCACAGTTTTGTAATCCCCTGAACACAGGAATTCGCAGCAATGAGCAAACTGATCGGATCAATCTAGAGCCCCAATATCTTCTTTACGAGCTCGCCAGCGAACCCTGGGCCAAGCAGCACAGCGGCGATCAGCACGTAGAGCAAGTACTCAATCCGCGTCATGCGCTTGTCGCCATCGATGAATGACTTCTCAATAGCCGCGTAGCGTTCAGAGCAAACAGCCTCATGCACGGCAAAGTTTATTTCAAGTTCTTCGTTCATTGTGTTAGCGCATTATGGTTTTGTTGTGCTGGTGCAAGATTGTTAGTCGGCGTTTGAGGTATTACCGCTGCGCGCGCCGCCGCCGCGCCAGCTTTACCATACGTTGATGGATTGACCAAAATACGTAGAAGACCTTTACGTTCCGCAGCGGGTAAAGTGTTGAGCATTTCAAGCGCGGTCTTACCCGATACCATACCTTCTTGTAACTTAGCCGCAACTTTTGGTCCCAAACGCTTTTCCAAGTCTTCAAGCGTAAGGTTGGCAAGAGTAGTTTTAACGTTAAGCGTATTAGGAAGACGTGGAAATGATCGCCCCATGTTTTGGATAACAGCGGAAAGTCTTTCTGCGCCAGCCGTAGCAGCTTCTTTCATTGCCCCTTCACGCTCAATGTTAGATGCAAGTTTTTCTAGCGTGGGCATCTTACTGCCCATCTCTTTAAAGATGTCGTAACTGCCAGGGCCAAAAATTGTTTCCACAGCGTCTGCGTTGTTGCCGCGTACAAGGCGAACGTACTCTTGCGGCGAATCTTTAAACAACTTTGCTGCTTGCGCTGCCATAGCTTTTTGGTCAATGGCTTGCATATTTTGCGAATACGTTTTGAGATAGTCGCGCCAGCCCGTGCCGCCTGCTTTTTCAATTGCGTCGTCAATCAATGGCCGCACTTCTTGCAACACGCTGCGCGTCACTTTGGCGCTGATTTTAGGGTCAGTCTGACCAAGAATTTGCATGATGCGTTCGTTAATACCTTCTTTGCGAAGTGTGTACGCATCGTGCGCATCCAAGACGCCGCCGCCTTTAGCGGTTAAGTTAACAAAATCATCTTTAATGGATTCCAACACTTTGACGACATTGGAACTTGCCCGAATGCCTGGTGTGGATAACTTGGTATCAATTGCGCGAATAATGCTCCCCGCGTCCAATGGGCGCAAACCGTAGTCTTCCAAACTGCCAATTTGGCGCTCTAAAAAGCCTGCTTCAGCGCGGCGTTGTTTAGCGATGTTGGCAAAAATATCAGACGTTTCTTGCCATTGTTCAGATACAAACTGATTAGCGCCACCAATCCGTCTGTCGTTTACACCTGGAACGGTTGATTCTGAAACACCACCGCGAAGCCCTTGCGAACGCGCAACCATTAACCGTCTAGCAGCATCATCTGCGACATTTCTACGTTGCAATGCTTCTGTACCGGCGTGAATACCAGACACGCCAGGCGCAGGAGTACCCGCCGCACCAGAAGGTAAGTTTGCGGGCATACCTTCACGCAAAGCGTTAACCATGCTTGCTTGGCGTTGTTGTGCTTGCGGTGCCAATTGATTTATTGTTTTTGCCGCTTGATTGGCCGCGTTTAGCTCAACATTCATCATGTCTTGCGTCAGTTGGTTCAACCGTTTGATTGACTCTTCGTACGCGCGGCGCGCTTCGGTTTCATTGCCGCCTTCAGCCATGCGGTGCAGCAAAGCAATATCATCTGCGGCTTGTTGTTTGAGCTTTAACGATATGTCGTCTGTTTTAGCTGCAAATGCACCCAAAGCTTGAAAAGCATTGTTTTGTACTCCCGCTGTGGCTTGAGCAGCCGTTAAATCTTCAGGCGCGGCAGCCAATGCGGCGCGAATGGCTCCTATGCGATTTCCTGCTAATTCACGGGAAATCTTGCCTGCTTTAACTGCGGCAAGTTGGCCAGTAAAAGCATCTTTAAGAAACCCCGCGCTTTTAGCTAGATAACTTGCTGTAGCACCTGCTAAAGGTATAGCTGCGCCAATTGCTGCGCCCGTTTCAGCTTCCGCAGGATTTAATACTGCCGCAGTAGTTCCGCCGGTAATTGCGCCCCCTGCCGAACGTGTGGCTAAATTAGCAACGCGAGCCGCAGCAGGCGCGCCTTTTTGTAAGACTTGGCCTGTTGAAAAACCACCAGATCGAATAGCTTGCGCCAAAGGCGCGGCGGCAGGTACAGCGCGAAGAGGCGCAGCTATTACACCACCCACAGGGTATGTTGCTAATACTTCAGCCCCCAATTCACCGGCACCAGTAGACACAGGAAATTCTTGCTTAAAAGGTGCTACTCTGCCTTGTGATTCTGCAAGCCGTCGTGCAGCGTCTTCTTGTAAAAAAGTTCCCGCATTTTTTAGCCCCACAGCTTCAAGGCCCATACCCAGCAACCTTTGCCCACCAAACATGACATTACCGCCACCGCTGATGACGCCTTCTGACGCGGCTTGAATAGGAGCGCCAATAGTTTCAAGAAAGCCGCGCTCTTTACGTTGCGCGGGTATTTCTGATGGGGCAACTGCGGGCATTTGGCCAGAAGCCTTAGCCTCTAACTCAGCCATTCGGCGCAAAGCAGCTAGTTCTTCACGAGGTGTCATAGCTTACTTCTTTCCAAAACGTGAACGAAGTTGGTCTAATTCGGCTTGTTCGGCTGGGGTAAGACCACCGGCAGATGCGGCTGGCGCGGCGGCGGGTTGATTTCGTTTTGGTAATGTACCGTTACCGGTAACGTATGCTCTTTCAATGTCGTCAATAATCCGAATTGCAGATTGATACGATTGTCCAGGGTCTGAAATTGATTTCAACATTGTTTGCAACTCGACGTTTGAATTGAGTTGTTGAGCAGACATGCCAGTAGCATTTTTAATTGAATTGACCAATCGGCTACGCGCACTGTTAATGACGTCCCGTTCGACTTGCGCTTCGGTTGCAAATGCTTGTCCTGTGATTTGTCCTACTCGGCTAGACGCAATCGCAGAAGTAACATTAGACAACGGGCCACGTTCTGTGCTTGGAACAGCGCGTAATTTATCAAGCGTTTGAAATGATGCGCGTAGATTTTCCAAATCATCGGCGAGCTGTGTTTTACCCTGCTCAACTTTATTGGTGCGTAGCGCCGCGCCTGGTTCTTTACCTGCAACACCAATAACGCCTGCCGATCCAGCGCCGCCGCCTTGATAGCGTTTGGCGTCAATAGTGATCATTTGATTCGGATTAGTCGGATCAACAATTTGTGTAATCGTAGGTGCAACGGGCTGTGCAGGCGCGCGGCTAGCTTCTTTAAGTTTTTTCTCGTATTCAAATATTGAGCCTACAAATCCTTGATCTTTGGCAGCTTTGTAGTTTAGTTGAAGGTCGGTTTCTTTAGGTGTTATAGGCGCGGCAGGCGCTTGCGTAAAGGTTCCGGTTTGTGGGTTGTACACGGAACTGCTTGCAGCCACCGCCATTGGCTTCATGCTGTCAAGAATTTGGCTAACGCTTTGCATTGATCCCATACGCAATTTTTCAAAGTTTCCTGTTTGAATTGCATTTTGCAAAGTTGCCAAGCCTTTTTCTGGTGTCGCGCCTACGCTTTTCAAATAAGGCCCAAGCACTGGGTCAGCGTGTATAGATTGATGCAAAGCTAAATATGCTTCTGGCGTGTCAGCTCTTTTGTACGCCTCTGGAAGCAACGACAATTTATCAGTCAACAACTTAGTACTTTTAATTTGCCCTTCAGTTTGGGCGTTTGACGCTTCTTGTTGCGCTTTATACGCAGCAATACCTGGCGCGCCGTATTGAATGGCAGACTGAAAATCTAACTTAAAGTCTGGTTGTTGGGCAGCCTCGTACAATTTGTTTTGCTGTTCGTCAGCTCTTTGCGCCGCGCTTAATTGATATTGCGCCAACGCATTTTGATTTTGCGCGCTTTGAATACCCGCAAATTGGCTGTACCTTGCCATTGGGTCGGCAACTTGAAGCGGCTGAACGCCAAGCGCAATATTAGAATTGATAGGCATGATTTAATCCTTATTACAATATAACAGCGCCAGAAGCATTAGTCGGGTATGAGCTAATAGGCATTTGGCTTGGGCCTAACGGAATACCGCCACCACCACCGCCGCCTCTCAAAGCCCCCATCATATTCTGGCCTTGGCTGTAGTTCAGATATGTACCCAAACCGCTAGTCAAAGCATTTGCGCCGCCAACATACCCAGATGCGCGAGCATTAGCCGCGCCTTGGTATGCTTCGCCGACATTGCCCGCCATGTTTTGACCGGCTGCGCCAATTTGTTGCGCGGTGGTCTGACCCATACCTGTCATGGCTTGCAATGGCCCTAAACGAGCTTGGCGCTCTGCCTGATACCGGTTGAAAGCGTTGGTGTATTCTTGACTGCCCATTTCTTGGCCGTAGCGTTGCGCGGCTTTCAACGCTCCGCCAGAGATCAAGCCACCACGAGCAGCCGCAGATCGGTCAAGCGCCTGCTGGCCTTCTTTCAACCGAAAACCGTAGCCTGGGTCTTGTTGGAATTGTTGCATCCCAAACGGCGTGTACTTGGAAGCAGCCACCAGTTCTGGCAACGCATTGACACCAACGTCGTAGAACGGCTTTTGCCTTGCTACATCTTCTTGGTATTGTTTATACTGCAAATCGGCCGCGCGGTTTGCCGCGTTGGCTTGTGTGCTTGCGGCTTGCCCTGCGGCATTTGCGCCTATAAGTGAACTGCCTACTACAGCTCCTGCGACCCAGAATGTCATGATGACACCTCCAAAACTTCTTGCTTAAGTATATTACCTGGTAGATACGTTGTGTTGTTTTCAACTTCTACCAGTTCGGCTTCAACTTCTTCAACTGACTTTTCTTCTATTGCGTGAAAAGTCATACATAATGCGTCCGTTTCTGCATAGACAGCGCGTTTTGTACCTGGCTTGCTCAGAAACAAATGCGGCCCTGTAACTGTGTGCACCCCATCATCGGCGGTGATTGACACGGTGCCTGACACAATAAGGTACATGTGTTCTTTTTTATGGACAGCGCCGACCACCAACACGCCAGCGTGACGGAACACTTCACGGCAATACATACCGCCGTGAAAATAATGCTTTGTCTCAGGCTGGTATTGAGGCATTTTTAAAAGCTCTGCCTGCAACGCTTCGACGCGCTCTTTGAGGTTTGGCTCGGCAACAATAGCGTTCATGTTATTCCAAAAGAAGAATGTTGTTAGGTACGTATTGTGTCACCAGCCAGTTCGTGCCGTCAGACACCAAAGTCGTCTGGTCACCTGAGCTGGCCAACAGGATAGACGTTGCCGCCGCCCCGCCGGTCAGAGGCACCACGTTTGAGGACGCTGAGACAACCGTCTGAGCTTGGTAGTTCAAAAACCGTAAAACGCGACCTGACCAGCTTGATGCGGCCGGAAGCGTCACTGTACAAGTCGATCCTGTCTTGTTGTTGATCAGCCAAACATCAGTAGCCGCAACGGTAAAGTCAGCGGTCTTGGTGACCGGCGCGGCGACACCTGCTGGGGCTGCCCAAGTAGGCGCGCTGCCTGTCGTGGCCGTCAGTACTTGGCCGGTAGTGCCCGCAGCAGTAAACGCATAAGCAGTTCCATCTCCATAAGCCACGCCGTAGGCTGTAGGGGTTGCAGAACCGTTTGTGCCGCCGTTGGCGATGGCCAAGGTGCCTGCAAGGGTCACAATGCCTGTAGTGGCCGTTGCTGGCGTTAGTCCGGTTGTGCCGCCAGAAAATGACAGCACACCCGTGTTGGCCAGCGTGATGGTGCCCAGACCATTGGTGACTGAAATGCCAGCGCCAAAACCCAACGTGTTTAATGTGTACCCTGTGCCATTACCAATCAGCAGTTGGCCGTTGGTTGGTATGGTGTCTAACCCTGTGCCGCCGCTTGTTACCGGCAAAATGCCTGTGCCACCACCAGCAAAGTTGTATAAACTGTAAAACCACCGATACCACTCACGCGAGACTGCCCCCGTGCGTTCGTCAATAATCGACACCCGTGGGGGCGTGATCTGGGTGGCGTTTGGATTGGTCGCCATGATCAGGCATTGGTCGGGCTTATAATCAATTCTGCCCCCATGATGGCGATCTTGTTGGGGTCAGTGCCTGAGAGCTCGTACACACGGTCGCGCAACTTGAGCGTCATGCCCAACCGACGCCAGAAAGTTCGTTGGCCATACGCACCAATTTTGCCCAGCGGCGACCAATGTTCGTTCGACCATGTGTGACCGCCGTCATCCGACCAGCGCAGCATGACCGCAGGGTCGTAGCCTGGTGCAGCAAGATATGAGTTAGTGACTAAGTTGTACCCAGTAATGTCGGTATCTGACAGCTCATATTGCCCAAGCGGTTCAAAACCATCCCCTGCTTCGGTGGTTAACGTAACCCCTGATTGGGTTGCCAAATACGTTTGCACATATTCAGCTACAAGGTCTAATCCTGATTCAGTGTCAATGTTTTCGCTGTCGTATGCAGGGTATAGATTTAAGCCAACGCCTGCCTCGCAATCCAATTGCAGACTGTGGTGCGCTGTGCGTTTCAGGTTGTTTGTGCCTGTCGGCAGCGCCCGCCACGAGCGCAGCCACTTCTGGACGCCACCATTGTCAGCGTAGATGTCCAAGTCAAACGTGTAGATGTTGCCGTTTTCAAAGTCGCCAACAATAATGTTGCCGCCAAAATTGCACTGGCAATTGCTGCGGTGCCGCATAAACTCGCCGTTGTCAAAGCCTGCCCGTTCATGCCAGGCTTGGGTGGATACGTCGTACACCCATGTAGCGTTGCCGCTTGGAAAACTCAGCACATAGAAAGCATGGCCTTCTTGTTGATAGGTGTAGGCAATAGCGTCTGAGATGTTGCCGTACTGGGCGATGGCGTATTCGATGGCGTGGGTGGAAATACGAACGCCGGTATAGCCATTTGCCCTGTAGACGATGCCTTGGCCACGGGCATCTGTACCCAACCAAAACAGGCCGTTGTCCATCTTGGCTATGGTGTACGCCGACACGCAGCCGATCTCGTTGAAAGCGCCTTGGATGCGGGTCAAAGGGAAGTCAGCCGCGCCAGAGTCGTACCAAACTTCTATAGAGTCAGTGCCAAACACCCACAGCTCACGGTGGTCGGAAATGATGCCCACCACGCCATCGGGCGAGCCTTCGGCGCTTGCAAAGTCCAGCGGATCGACTGATTGTCCATCCAGTAATTGCGACACCCAGATGATCTGGCTGTTGGGCTGGTTGAATACAAAATAACCATCAAGGTATGCAACCGTCACCGCACCGGCAAAGTCGGGGTCAGTAATCTGGGCGAATACGCCGGTGGTTTCGTTGTAAATGTAACCGTCGGGGTTGCAGGCAAAGAAAATCTGAGTGCCGTTATCAGCAATGCTCACAGGGCCGGTGCCAGACACGGTGCCCAGCAACTGCGGTGTGGCGGTCAAACCGGTCAGTTTGTAGACTTCTTGGCCGGACACGACATAGAAGTCGCTGCCATTTGTTTGATGCGCCCACAAAGCGCGGATCGGGCCAGTGCCCACGGTTTGCAGGAAGTTAAGGCCAGGCGCTCGGTTTAAAAAGCCTGCCTCTTTGCCGCCTTCGGGAATGACTTCGGGAAATAGATTGACCATGCGGTTGTCCGCAGCGTTGATACTGCGGGCAACATACGCTGATCCAAGAATCGGGGTTTTCATGCAATGTAACTTGGATACCACTTGGTTGTCGTAACGTCGTAAGTCATTGTTAATGCCTTACTAACGACTGCTGTGCCAGCTAGCGCAATATTGCCCGCTGTTGTCCATGTAAATACGCCAGTTGGAATCAAAATAATTGAACCGCCGCCAGCAGAAATTGGACTTGGTGCCGTGATAGTCACAACTGCCGTTGTTCCTGAAACAAAAGCAATTGGCGTTGTTGGAGCAATTGTTGTTGCGCTTGCTACCGTTGGTGCTGCCGCGCTTACTGCGTTAAAACTGCTTAGTACAAGGCTTGTTCCTGTGGCTGCGCCAAGCACGGGAGTTACCAAAGTTGGAGAAGTAGAAAAAACTAACGATCCAGTGCCTGTGTCACTTGTAACCGCAGCACTTAAGTTGGCGCTGGTCGGTGACGCCAAGAATGTGGCAACACCTGTTCCCAAACCACTTATGCCGCTTGCAACAGGTAAGCCTGTGCAGTTGGTCAACGTGCCACTTTGTGGCGTCCCAAGCACGGGAGTTACCAAGGTTGAATTGGTAAACAGCAAAGCATTGGTGACTTGTTTTGTTGTGCCCGCTTGGACAATTGGCAAAACGTCGGTTGTAGCGGCAGCGGTGGCTACGGGGAGAGCTGTGATTGCAATGGTGGCCATGTTAGTAGTTTCCTGCGTAAATGTTAAAGCGTTGACGAGTGGCGACAATGGCGTAAGGCATAGACATGATGTCGTCAGGGTTGTTGATGCGTTTCAGATTACGTTTGCTGGTCATGGCGATGCGCTGCACTTGCGGGCTTGGCTCGACACCAAACTCGGGCGCAAATTCCATTGCTAAGTTATAGACAAACGCTCGCAAATAGCCTGGCGGGAATAGGATGTCAGTTGCCAAATCGGCAGGCTGATCCAGCTCTTGCACACTGATAAAGTGCCATTCCAAGTCCCGTGTGGGCTTGGGGTAGACCGTCATCTGAATATTGGGGTACTCCATGTTAATCCACATGACCTGTGGATAAGTGGAAGTGACCGTTTTTACGGCAATACCGTCGTACTGTTGCTGATTGATGAACTTGATGCCGAAAGACACGTTGGTGCCTGGGTCGCGGTAGTAGGTGGCGTCATCCAACAAAATAGGCCGAATGCCATCAAACCCGCCAGCAGCAGCGCCAGTAGGGCCAAGATGACGTTGAATCTCGCCAGCAGGCCAAGTGAATGTTTGGTCAATAGTATTGAAGACCGACAATCGCTCAGTGTTCCATGAGTCGATCATCTGGTTGAGCGCCATTAAGGCATCTTGAGATACGGACGCGGAAGGTGTTTCACCTTCAGCCAGTACGCCAAGCAATCGCAACGCTCTATTGATCTGATCGCCAGCGGTATAGGTGGCCATGTTTACGCTCCTTGTTCTGCCGCCTCAAAACTGGGTCGGGCACGACGACGTTTGACTTCCAGTTCATTTGTAACAGGAGCCGCTTCTTCAGACAGCGTGGCTAAAGTATACCTTGTCCAGCCATTTTTTTCATCTGCTACAGCCTCCATATCACAGATAGCGACTTTGGTGCCGTGCTTGGGGTGTTTTAAGTAGATGACCATAGGTCGCCTCCAGGTTGTTGACGCAAAAAAGTATGGAAGTTCCCAATGTAGGACTTGTCCTGAGAATGGTGATCCAATTGCAAATCTGGCACCAACCAGATGTCACCGCCAAGTGCTTCCCACCGGCGGGAAAAAGCGTAATCCTCGCCCCACCACAACCCTTCATGGGCACCGTGGTTAAACAAATCAACACTCATGCGATATTTTTCACCGTAGCAAAGTTCAGGATGGGCGGTCATAAACTTGTCCACCGCTTCCTTGGTAATTTTTAAAAAGCCAGCAGGAACCATTCTGGCCTTGATGCAGCCGTCGGCGCGGGTCATGGGTGTACCTTCTGGCGTACTGTGAATTGTGCCCATGTAACTGACTTCATCAGCCTTAAACCGGTATGTACCGGCCACCACGTCGCCTTCAGTCTCAATCAGCTTGATCAAATCAGCAGGCCGCCAAGAGATGTCATGGTCAATGAACACAATCACGTCAGCTTTGGCGTCCAAGGCTTTTCTAAGCATGGTTGCGCGAGCTGCTGAAATGTAAGGGTTGCCCACTTCGTTGACCATGCCTTCTTCCCAGCCATGCGCGGCTAGCAAAGGCAAAGATGCCTCAAGGCTGTCCAAGCATTGCTGGTAGGGGCGTTTAACAGTAGGGAGACAAAAAACAACTTTCATTTT